TTGCTAGTTGCCCTGCGAGTGCTCCATAGCTGCATAGATCGACCCAGTTGTCGATGTGTTGGGCTGATTGATTAGTCCGTGCAAGTTTAACGAGCACCATGATCCCTGCGACTTGATAATCGTGGATCGGTGTCTGTAGGTATGCACTGAGGAGCATTGCGGTGTGTTGCAGGTTATCCGCAGGGTGACCATACGATAACCCACGATCGCGGATTGTGTCTGTTGCGGTAAGTAGGATCTCATTAGCGCGCATCTGTTGTCACTCGCTGAAATGACTTAGCCACAATTAGCCCCTCGCGCTTGCCTTCGTTGAATCCCTTAGCCCAGCCTACTAAATACCATAAAGCATTAGCTGCAAGTAGCAGCACAATCATTGGCATCTCAAAGCTCATTGTATTTCCTATCTGCATCCAGTGCCCTCGACTGGCTTACAGAATTAGTGTGACAGAAGTGTCCGACTAATCAAGCACATTCTGATAACGAAACGATAACGATTCTCCCTCGTCCACGGCATCATCTAGAGTGCGCTTGATGTCAGGCGTAAAGTCGTCCATATAGGGTGAATGATCCGTCCTTGTTGATTGGCACTAAGAATGGGCTAACCCTGTCTCCGTGTGTCTCAATGACTGCCACAGACATCTGCCAATTAGCACTGCCAGCCTTCAGATAAGAGGCTTTCTTTTTGTCCATGACATTTCCTGCCTCTAAACCCCAAAGAGTCCTGTATTGGCTTCCTAAGCCCTCTGTATAGGCACTGATGCCAGCCCTGTGGGTGTGTCCACAGACTACAGACTTGCCGAACTTTTTAGCCAAGCCAAGAGCTGTAAGCCCTGCATTGCTATTCATCGATCCTTCGTCTCCGTGGACTAAGACCCAGCCTTTATGGAACTCAAAGGGCTTTTTATGAAAACGGATCCCCAAGTCATTGAAACCCATAAAGCGGGAGTACTCGAGTTCTGGAAGTCCGATGAGGCTAGGAGCTCCTCTAACGAGAGTGTGGTATAGACGATCGGTGTGGTTGGATCGAGTGATGTCGGTAGTGCCGAGATCCCATAGGATGTTTTGAGCCAGACTTCGATCATAATCTAGCTGCCCTTCATACTCCAGATGAGTGCCTTTAGCCCACTTGGACTGGCTCTGCATATCAAGCTCATCGCCTGTGTTAAGGACTAAATCGAACTTCTCGCGCTTTACTAGCTTAATCAGATTCTTTACGGCTTGCTCATGATGAAAGGGAATTTGAAGGTCACTGATGACCAAGTACCTTTTCTTCTGGCTGCTAGTCATCGTCCTCATCTTCGTAATCCCCAAACTTTTCAGGGTCAATGGGATCAGGCAGAATCCAGTGAGGATAGGCTTGTGGCTCTGTGATCATGAACATGGCAATGTCCTCTGCGAAACCTGCTCGCTTTAATGAGCAGAAGTACTCATAAAGTCCAATGCAGTAAGCATCGAGCTTTGAGTAACCTTGTTCCTCTAACGCCTTAGTTGCTTTTCTTGCCATAGCACAATGCTACCTGTCAAGCAATATGTTATAGATCTCATCGACTCGCGTGTTGAGTCTTTTGATCTCAGACAACAGGTGTGTGATTACATAGCCAGACAAGCCACCGAGTGCTGCAATGGTAGCAAGGTAAAGCGTGAAGAAGTCTGACTGTGTCACTTCTTGATGCCGAGTGCTGGATCGTTAGGCGATAAGAATCGCAGTACAGGTGGAAGGATTGAAGCAATACCAGCTGCAATCAATGCCTTTGGATCTGTTACCCCGGCAGCTGCCATAGAGATAACTGCTACTAGAAATGCTCTAGCCCATGAGCCTGCTGCTGTCTTTAGTTCATTCATTATTCTCCACCTAACATAGATACTTGAAAAAAAGCCCCATCATTGTCAGCTTCTTTCTTAAAGCTAACATGCATGTGCTTAGTGTGTTTGTTAGCCCCTGTGTACTTACGCCACTTCCAGTTAAGGATGCTGGAGCAGATTCGTCCATCGTAAATGATGTAACTAATACGCTTGTCTGTTTTTGACTTGGACAAGCTACGAAGCTGATCAGCAAGATCTCCCATGATGTCTGGCTTCCCGCCTTTGAATAGGTCTTTGTCCACATCAATGGCGCGTACCCAACCCTGCTCATCTGGATTATGATCTGACTTGCGAGCAGCGTGTCGGGTATCACCGACCCAACCATCCGATGTGCGGTCACGATCTGGGAACGAGTCATCGATCTGCTCTCTTAACTGGATAGCAGCTTTACTTAACTTGACTTTCATCCAAGTAGGAGCTTCGCTTCATCTTCTGAGATGCCCAACTTCTCTAGAAGCGCAGCCTTGTCAGCAGCCTTAGCCGCCTTGTCTGCATCCTCTGCTGCCTTAGCATCTGCATAAGCCTTAGCATCTGCTGTGCGCTGTGCTACTTCCTCTGCTGTCAATTCGATCTCTGAGACTTCCCCAGTAGAGCAATCAACTACGATCTTTGTGTCTGCCATGTTTGTCTCCTTATGAGTTCTTGATGCCGTAAAGCGTAGCGGTTGAGTATTGATCTAATGTTGATGAGTAAAGAGAAGTAAGGCTAATTGCATTGATAGCAGCTTGACTTGCAGGATTCCACAAACCAGCCACCAAGTATGAATAACTTGTAGTGGCGTTATTCTCCATAGTTGCATCGATAGAGACTGACTTAGCAACAGTTGTGCTCGTGTAGTTTGGGATGTAAATAAAATTGTTGCTGAAAGTGCTAGCAGTTGCGTTGTCTGTAGGTACAACAATGCGCTCAATGTATGTGCCTGAGTCTGCTGCCGAGCGCGTAGCACTTCCTGAGCCTTCAAGCATACGAGCAGAATAAACAGAGCCAGAGTCACCATTAAAGCGCAGTCCTAGATCTGTTGAAACATCCGTACCTGTGCGAGTTGTACGAGCTGAGACATAGATAAGCAGGTCAGTATAAGTTGCAGGAATAGATGAGAAAGACATCGATGCTGCCCCACCTGATCCGACTGTAACGGATGCAATCTTGATAAATGTATCAGGCACTTTTCACCCCGTATAATGTAAATGTGCAACCAGTATCAAATGAAGTTCCAGCGTAAAGAGTCATGCTAGAAATAGCAGCAGTGTTGCGCCATAAACCTACAGAGGTATCTGCATAATCTGGTGCATAACCGCTACGGCTTACGAAGGTTTTATTAGTTGTCGTGTTTGAGTAATTCATTAGATTGACAATGGTAGGTGCGAAGCTGGCAGTTGGAAAACCAGAATAAGACAGATAAACTTCTGTTTGATTACTTAGTCTCTGGCTAAAAGCCGAAGATCCTGTGCCGTACATCTGAGTCACAGAGTAGGTGCTAGTGCTAACTCCGTTAAATCTAGCTACTAAAGATGAATTGGTGGATGTCGCTTTAAGGCTACACACTAAAACTAGATCTGTGTAAGTGCTAGGAATGGAACTAAAAGTGAAGCTAGAAGTTCCGCTGGATGTCGTTGTATGTGTAGCAATCGGAGTGTAAGTTGATGGCATGATTAACCCTTAATTCCGTATAGGGCGAAAGATGAGTACTGAGTAAAAGCCGTACCAATGTTGGGAGTAATCGTGATCGTTGAAATTGCAGCAGTGTTTAACCAAAGTCCACTGTATAAACCTAAATAACCTGCAACACCTGCAATAGTTCCATTTAGATCTGTACCGCCCAATAATCTAGTTGTTTTGTATTTATTTGTATTGGCATAATCCAAGATATCTAGAACATAAGATCCTGGATAACTGCTAACTGTTGTTCCTAGATTTGATCCACCAGCCGAAGTTTGAGATCCACCACCATCTGCAAAAACTGTTGAACCTTCACCATAGATTTGATGAATAGCGTAGTTGCTTCCTGAGTCAGAATTGAATCTATGCTTTACACCATCCACTCCAAAGGTCGCTCGATTTGTAAAGCCAAAGGCTCTGATCTGTAAATGTGTATAAGTAGATGGGATGCTAGTAAAACTAACGCTAGATGCTCCACCTGCTCCGACAGTTACAGTAGCAATAGACTCGTAAGAGTTAGCAACCCCACCACCGCTAGAGGCGATGATTCCAATTAGTGAAGGAAGCATTAGGCAACTGCACCGACTACAATCCATGAGTTAGCAGCGATCTTGATGCAAGCTGCTGACTTATAACGAGCAAGGACTGGAGCAGCAGCAACCGCACCTGCGCTCACGACTGTCGTAGTGCCAGATGATGCAGCTTGGATAGTAGTAACCCCTGCACCCTTCTGATAAACAAGCAAAGTTGTGCCTGTAGGAAATGCGTAAGTCGCATCTGTTGGGATGCTAAAAGTGTTGGCTGAAGCATTGTCCATCGTGACAATGGCGTTAAGTCCATCTGCCTTGACTGCTGTGTATGTTAAACCAGTCTGTGCATTGACTGTAAGACCAGCGAAGGATGCATCAATAGCATCGCCTAGTGTTTCGATGGCAGTCGCGCCATTTTTTACAAGGTCGCTCGATGTAGGAACGCTCCAGCCGAACGAAGGGGTGGTAGTTGCCATTAGGTTAGTGCTCCAGTCGCGTTAGTCCAAGTTAGTATAGCATTCACGCCAGTCCATTGAAGTGAGGCTGGCAATACTGTTTCCCATTGTGT